TTCTACGCGCCGTTTTCAGCTGCAATTATCACGGCCAACAGGTATTACTACCTCGATTTCAAGCATCCGAGCTTTATCAAAGAATATAGTCCCACAACAACGGTCGAGGGCCGACCGAAATATTACAGCTTGCTTGATGACACCGCTTTCGAGCTCAGCCCTATACCAGATGCTGCTTACACGGTTGAGATTCACTATCTCTACAAACCGGCGAGCTTAACTTCCGGCGCGGATTCCGGCACAACAGTTCTCTCTACTGATTACCCTGATGCCCTGCTTTATGGAACTTTAGTTGAAGCGGCCATTTTCTTGAAAGAAGCTCCAGACGTCATTGGTACTTTTGAGGCTCGCTTCAAAGAAGCGCTCGCTAGAATGAAGAATACGTCTGAGGGTCGGAAGCAGCGCGACGAATATAGGTATGATTCTCTTCGTCAAGGCGTTTCTTAATGGAACGGCTTGACGAGCTCGAGGGCGCACACGTCGCCCTTATTGGCTTAGGCGCTTCCCAAATAGATTACGTTATTGCCCGAGAAAATTCCGTCAATTGGACCGAGACGTGGGGATGTGGCAGTTCTGCCGCTGTTTTTGATTTAGACCGGCTCTTTATGATGGACCCTGCCAGCCGATTTTTTGATACGGACGACGCGGGCAAGCAAACCGATGTCATGCGTGAAATTCTTCCGGTTTTGGACATCCCTATTTATTCCTGCGAGTTAGACGATCGTGTGCCTCGGATTGTTGAGTATCCGCTGCAAGAGGTGGTCGAAGCCACAAAATGTGCCTACATGAACACTACGGTGGCTTATGCCGTCGCTTTCGCCCATTGGAATAATGTTGCGCACATCGACCTATTTGGCATTGATTTCAGCTATAAAGGCAATCTGCATTTCGCAGAGGCCGGCAGGGCTTGTGTTGAGTTCTGGCTATCCAAGTGCATTGAAAAAGGCATCAAGGTTGGCGTTAGCCCTCGATCGACATTGTTAGATTCTAACGTGCCTCTGAATGAGCGTTTGTACGGTTATCATCGTTTGGATGACCCGAAAGTAGCGTTGCCAAAAGATGACGTTTGGTTTGTGTGTGACCAGTCGGAAATGGAAGATAGGATTGCCAGCGGCGAGACAACGATTCAGAAAGAACCAGCGCCGCCAGAGCCGTTCAAGGGATGACTGACAGCTTCATCCAGTTAGGCCAGGTCACGGTTTCGACAACCAATAATAAAGGCCATGACCCAGAATTTTGGGCGGAGCAGGTGACCAACAAGATTTGCGGGATTTCTGAGCACGCGCCTGAGCATGTCAGGCAACAAGCTTTAGCTTTCAGAAAAGCGGTGTATGATATAGTCCTTAGAGGTATACGCAGCGGAATTGCGTCGGATAGAACAACGGTTGTTGGCTTATTGAGGCGGCAAGGCCATGACGATATGGCCAATATTATTAAAGAGTTATAACAGGAGACATTTATGGCGATCACGAGCGCAATTTGTAATAGCTTCAAGCAACAGCTGCTTATTGAGGGTCACAATTTAACTAACGGGGCGGACAGCATTAAGTTGGCGCTGTATACCAGCTCAGCCACTTTGGGTGCCGGCACCACTGTATATGTCACGACTGGCGAATCATCTGGCACAAACTACAGCGCGGCTGGACAAGCACTCACAAATGTTACACCCGCCCTCTCTGGATCTGTTGCGGTTTGCGATTTCGCAGATGAGGTTTTTGCAACAGCGACTGTCACAGCCCGAGGCTGTTTGATATATAATTCCACAAACGGAAATAAAGCCATTGCTGCGATTGATTTCGGCGCAGACAAGGTTTCGACGGCGGGCGATTTTACGGTTGTATTTCCGAGCGCCTCAAGCAGTGCAGCGATTATCCGGCTGGCTTAACGTGGGACTCGGACATGCCGCTAACAGTATTCAACTTTAAGGCTGGGATAAACAAAGAAGAGACTGACTACTCCAATGAGAGCGGGTGGGTTGACGGAAACTTTGTGCGGTTCAGAAAGGGCCGTCCAGAAAAAATTGGCGGCTGGGAAAAGCTTTCGTCAGACACGTACACCGGTTCAGCCAGGGCTCTGCACTCATGGATTTCTCTGGGCGGTTCACGATATCTCGGCCTGGGAGCCACCCAAAAGTATTACATCGAAGAAGGCGGAGCCTACAACGACGTAACGCCGCTTCGGAAAACGTCCACCAACAGCATTACTTTTGCCGCGACTAACGGTTCTTCAACCATAACGGCGACCGATTCCAGCCACGGAGCGGTAAACGGAGATTTTGTCACGCTCTCCGGTGCAGCAACACTTGGCGGACTGATTACCGCTGCCGTCCTGAATCAAGAATATCAAATCAGTCTTGTCACAGGCGCGAACACTTACGAAATCACAGCCAAAGACACGTCTGGGGACGAAATTTCAGCCAATGCCAGTGACTCAGGCAATGGCGGCAGCGGCGTCGATGGCCTATATCAGATTAATTCGGGACTGGATGTTTACGTGCCATCCACTGGTTTCGGCGTTGCAACGTGGGGAGCCGGCACATACGGCTCGTCTAGCGCGATCGCCGCCTCTGGCCAGCTGCGGCTCTGGACGCACGATAATTTCGGAGAGAATCTAATCATCAATCCGAGAGGCGGTGGCATTTATCGCTGGGTTGAAAATAACGGGATCAGCGTTGCAGCATTAGATTTAAGCGCTGTCAGTGGCGCGAACTTAGTGCCAACTGTCGCGCTACAGGTCATTACGTCCGAGACAGACAGACATTTGATCGTGCTTGGCGCAGACCCAATCAGCAGCTCTGCCAGAACGGGCACGGTCGATCCGATGTTGGTTGCTTTTTCAGACACAGAGAATGAATTAGAGTTCGAGGCGCTGACGACAAACACTGCTGGCTCGGTGCGACTATCATCTGGTTCGCTCATTATTGGCGGCCTGAAATCCAGACAAGAAACATTGATCTGGACAGACACGAGCCTTTACTCGATGAATTTTATCGGGCCGCCATTGACGTTTGCATTAAATTTAATTAATGAGGGCGCTGGCCTGATAGGCCCGAAAGCAGCAGCCAACGCGCCAAACGGCGTGTACTTCATGTCGAAGAACGCCTTTTATTGGTACAACGGATCTGTGCAGAAGTTGCCATGCTCCGTGCAGGATTACGTCTTCAACGATCTAAATCTGACGCAATCATTCAAGTGCCACGTCGTCGTCAATGCAGAATTTTCTGAGGTGTGGTTTTTCTATGTGAGCTTAGAGGACGACACCGACGAAATATCGCGTTACGCAATTTACAACTACGAAGAGCAAACGTGGTCGATCGGATCGATGGTGCGGTACGCCTGGCTTGATGCGGGAATTGAGGATAAACCCAGGGCTGCCGGCGCCAGCTATATTTATTTGCACGAAACCGGCTACAACGACGACACATCAAGCATGAATAATGTGTTCATTGAGTCTGGCGATATTGATTTGGGCGATGGCGACAGCTTTGCCTTTATCAAGAAAATCGTGCCCGACGTGCAATTTGACACCTCTTTGGGAGTGTCCAACGCTCCAGCCATTAATGCAGTTATCAAGCGCCGAAATTATCCGGGCGAGAGTTTGACCACAGATTCAACCACACAAATTACGCCAACCACCACATACGGCGGTTTGCGCACAAGGACCAGGCAAGTCGCCTTGCGGTTCGAGTCCGATGATGACAACGCCAATGCGGCGGACAGAAAAGACTACAAGTGGCGCGTGGGCAACACGAGGCTCGATATACAAGCTTCAGGCCGCCGCTAAATGTCTAAATTATTGCCAACTCGGCTACCGCAAGCGACGGGCGAGTCAGTATCGTCGAGCACATTCAATCGGCTGGTCAGGGTTTTAGAGCTCAATCTTGGGGCCCAAGATCCCGATAATGTCCAGCACTTTAGCGAAGACGATCTTTCTGAGTTACAATTCAATTCGGGTGCAGTAATATTCAATACTACAGTAGAGGTGCATCAGGCGTTCGATGGCAATACATTTAGGGACTTATATTCGCATCAAACTTACCCCAGCGGAGTTGAAGTAAGCTCAGCAATAGGGGCGGTCACAATCGAGATTACATGATATGGGCAACGACGATCTAAAAAACGCATTAATGAGAGCGCAGGGTGTGCAAGGATTTATGGGTGGCGGGATGGCTACTCACGCTATGCCAGATGGCACGGTAATGCCGGGCGCTACGCACGGCCAATATCAAGCGATGGGAATGCGTCACGGCGGCACAGCCCACGGAGGCGCAGAAACTGGCGCTGTTATTAACGACGCTGAACTCCGCAGACAGTTAGAGCAAATGATGGGTTCTGAAACTGGCGCAGTTATAAACGATGCAGAAATGCAACAAATGATGCAGGGAGGTGGATCAGCCCTAGACCAGGCGCAAATGCAGTTAATGGGCCAACCTCAAGAAGCTTCTGTTGGTCCCGCTGCGGCACAAGACTCCAACGCTTTCATCGAGACGGCGATTGAAGACTTGATGACTCGCGCCGCCATGACTAATGACCCTGACGCGTCGCAACAGTATCAGCGAATGGCTGAGGGGGCGGTGCTTGGATCTAACGCTCCAATGGGTGAGCAAGCCATCGCCTTGGCGCAGGCAGGCCGAGGTGGTGACACTGCTCTTGCCCATCTTCGCCAAGGCGAGGTTGTGATTCCCCCAGAAGCTTTCGAAGATCCAGAGTTTGAGCGCGCAGTGCAAAAAAGATTTGGGCAGCTCGACCTTGATCCGCGTGAGCACATTGTCGGCACAGGTATTGCTTCGTTGAACCCGGTCACCGGGCTGGAAGAATTTGGTTGGTTTTCTGACGCGCGAGACAAGTTCACTAAAATTATAAAGCCTGTCGCGGAATACGCTCAACATCTACCCGGCCCCTGGCAACCGTATGCTGCCTTGGCCGCTAAAGCCTCCACGGTTTATGACGTTGCAAAAGGCCGGAAGAACCCCTTGGCCCTGACGACCGTTGTCGGACCAGGAGCGAAAGGCGGGTCAATTCGTACAAATGTTGGCGCGATCAACCAAGCCGGGGTAAATGCTGGCGGTGGATTTTTAAAAGGACTGGGGTCTTTGGCAAGCCAGACTGGAACCGCAATAATGGGTGGCGCGGGCAATTTGGCGACGAACCCGTGGCAAACATTCACAACAGCAATCCCTACTCTCCTGAACACAGCGAGTTGGGATGGGCAACCGCTTACCTCGCCGGCTGGCACCCCGCTGGCTAATACCCAGCCGCCAGCCGGTGGTTTATTTACCGGTGGTGGTGCTGATGGTGTTGGAAATTTCGGCAGGGCGGGAGATCTTCTTGGCGGTATAACCGACAAGTTTGGGCTTACCAATTATGGCGGAGGCACCGCTGGCGCACTGACAGGCGGAAATGCGCTTGCCGCCGCGTTTGGTGGCGGCGGGTTTGGAGGCAAAGATATTGCGGCGCTAGGTTTAGCCGGGCTGCTAGGTAAATTAGCATATGACGAGGCCAAAGACTCAAAAGGCGTGGCGCAGACTCCGCTGACGACGATGAACGCAGCTGGGCGCTACAACATCGAAGCAGAGGTTGCTCGGCGCATGGGAAAGAAGGCGCCTAATCCTACTGAGTTTGGTCTGTTGCCTGCCAACACTTTCCCCACATTGAGCGGCGGTCGAGCGCCGACAATTGCACAAGCCGCGCTGGAGCAGCAAAAGGCGACTGGCCGGCGTCACGGCGGCGCGGTGAGGCAATATGCTGAAGGCGGCAAGGTGTCAACTAACGATTTTATTAAGATGGAAGGCGGCATCGACGGCGAGGGCACAGAAACCAGCGATGACATCCCTGCAATGCTGAGCGATGGTGAATTTGTAATGACCG